TCATCTTCATCTAGCTTGAGTAATGCGTCCCTAGAGTTTGCGATATTCAAAGCGTTACAAACATCAACAGCGACAAACCAAGGTTCATTGTTAATGGCTAAAGTACGGATAGAATTTGATTCAAAATTAAATGTGGATAATTGAGTTTGAGTTGTCATTTTTTCTGTTCCTTTTGAGGGATTGATTGTTTACCCATAATTGGGCGACCGACGGCTCAAAACTAGCAGAAAATCTAGCGGAGTTATTCCCTTTCGGTATTGTATTCCTCGCACCGTCGGTCATTGATTCTTTGATAATTTTATAATGGCGGTAAAATTCTCAAATTTTAGATACAAAAAAATCACGCTGACGGGGTGAATAATCCGTTTTCTGTTAGGCTTTTGAGACCTTGAAACACATACTAATAAAAAAGCCCCTTGGGTGTCAAGGGGAAATCATTGCGATTAAACAACCTCTTCGAATTCACAGTTAAAGGTTGTGTGAGTCAATCCAATTTGGCGAGGAAACTTAACACAAACAACTTTAACTAGCTCCCCATTTAGTGCGACGTCTTTAAAATAAAAAGCACGGACTCCACCGTGCTCTTTCATAAATTGACGAAATGCTGCTGATTGGCCATTTTTAACCTTATAGGTAACGGAATATTTTCTCAAAAGAGCATTTATTCCATCTTCCATTCGTTGCTGATAGCCATTTCCAAAATTAAGTACTTTACGCTTTGGTTCTTCATCAACCGTATAACCAGGCTGCGGACACCAAGGCAATGTTTTTAAAGCCATCTCATCTCCTTATCCAAGCATTCCACCTGGACGACGTTGTTTTCTTAACACTTCAAGTACATTTGCTTGGATTGCTAGTGCTAACTCTTTACCTTGTTCGGCTTTTTGCTCAGCCGTAACACTCTCATTTCCGTTTTTATCAATATTTATTGTTATTGATACTTCGTTATTAGTTGATGCTCCACCACCGCTAAACAATCCGTCATAACTATCAGATTTGCCACCAACATGACCGCCATTTGCAAATTTAGGGAATCTGCGTTGGTTTAAGGCGTTCATAAACCCAACACCATAGTGATCAACCGTGCGGGATGTCATAACAAATTCATTGTTAGATAATCGAGCCAAGATGGAATCGCTTGTTCCAGTTCCTTCTCCGACAACATGACCACCTTTAGCAAAGCCTACGCTAGTGATTTGAGAGATAACATTAGCACCAGCCGCTGCAACCGCTGCCATATTTGCAAATTTTTGAGTAGGAGTAAGTGCGGTTGTATCTGCCATCGCTTGTGCGACCGCTTGAGATAGTTTCACCGTAGCTTCTGCAATTGCGAACGCTTTTGATACTGCAAACATTGCTTTATAAGCTGCAGATTGCTTACCGGCTGATTGTTCAACGACTGATGTTAAAGTTCCAAACGCACTACCAAGGTCATTTAATCCAGTAGCATAAAGCCCCATTTGTTCTTGAAACTGGCTATTTCTGTATTTTTCAATGATTTGTTGTTTGCGTTGTTGGAATTCTTCTTCCGTAATTAACTTTTGATCGTTAAATGCTTGGAGCTGAGCAAGCTCTTGCGTTTGTTGATTAATTAGCTCTTGTTGCGGATCATAAAGTGCGCGTAATTGATCTAATGGATTGACCGCACTTTGAGATCTGTTTTGAGCATAATCAAACTTCAATTGCAATTCAGCAGTATTAGCTTCACCACCTGTAAGCTGTCCTGCTTTTTTAAGCTCTTCAACTACCGCTAACTCATCATTTAAGTTCGCACGTAATAATTTCTCAGGCGCATACTTCCCTGCAAGCTCTAACCGTTGACGAGCAAACCGCTCAGTGATAGCTGTTTTTGCTGTTTCATATTCTTGATGAGATACAACACCTTTTTTGTTGTGCTCTTCTAAGCGCTGGAACATTCTTGTTTGTTCCAAGTCAATTTCAGCAAGACTAGAACTACTTTTCTTACGAATTTCGTCATAGAAACTTAACCAACTATCTCGAGCATTTTCACCTGATTTTTTGTTGCTTTCTTTGATTTGCGTTTCAATTGTTGTCACTTTGGTTTCATCGGAAAACATTTTTTCCAATGTTGCTTTACCGGCTAAAATCTTGTTTAGTGTTTCAAGTGATAACCCGACAGCTTTATCTGCCGCATTAGCTGCAGTAATTGTGCCTGTAGCAATACCAATCAATACTTCGTTGTATTCAGCACCTTCCTTTCCAAGCAATTCATAAAGGCCAGCCAACACATAAGCGGATTTAGCCTGACCTTGTTGTTTGAGTTTTGCAACTTCAAGCTTTTGAGCAAGAGACGTAGATTTCTCTTTCAGCTTTTCCATCGCATCTTTTAAATCTAACGTCTTATCTGCCGCTTTATTTGCACTATTAGCCGTATCATTAAAGCTTTTTGGCAAGTTAGCTATAATGCTATCTGCAGTTTCGGCAGAAACACCAAGCAACTTGAATTTCTGCCGCACTTCATCAACATTTTTACCTGCTCGAAGCATTTTCTCACCAAGTGGTGAAAGCATTTTCTCAAGTGACTGTTTTGCAACATCGGCATTTTCTTTAATTACTTGGATTTTATTTTTTAAACTTTCAATTTCGGCATCATTTGCATTTCCACCAACGCTAATGCCATCAAAATCTGCACCAACCTGTTTTGTCGCTATTCCCGCTTTTAATTTTTCGATTTCAGCGTAATATTTTTCTATATTTTCAAGCTGTTTTGTAATTTTAAGAGATAATGCCGCTTCGGTGATTTGATCATAAGATTCGGCTAAAGCTTGGTTAGCAACAGAGGTATCTAATGCCCATTGTCGAGCTTCTGCCGCTTGTGAACTGAAAAATAATAATGATGTAGCCGCAATACCAATAACACCAGCTGGGCCACCAAGTAAAGCCATTACACTTTGCAAACCTTTTGCCGCCATCGTTGCAAGATTAGTTGCTGTAGCAAGGTTTCGTTTTGCTGTGGCTTCTGCTTCTGCAAGTGCAATAATTTGAGCAGATTGCACTTTCATTCTTTCACGCAATGCAAATCGAGTTTGTTCAGATTGAGCAAGCTGTAATTGTGCGGTCAAACTAGACATTTCAAGCTGTGCAGCAACTCGCATTGCTGTGGCTCTTTCATAAATGCTTTTTGCCTCTGCAGTATGAGCTAAAGCATTTTTTGCACTTATAATACCCGATTTCGCTAACTCTGCACTGTATTGACTAATTTTACCAACAGCTAGAGCACCAGTTAAAACAATAGCTGCACTGATTAATGAATCAAGATTTTTTGAAACAAAATCTACACTCTCGCCAAGTTTTTGAGTGATACCATAAGTGCGGTCAGCTTCACCAGCATATTTAATAAATGATGTTTCGAGATTGGTGTATGACATCGAAAGTGTTTTTACACGTTTCTCGAAATCACTATCCACAGATGATTTTGCTTTTTCAAGTGCAGTTATCACTTTGTTGATAGATAACTCACCGTTCTTACCCATATCTTTAAGTGCGCCAACGCTAACACCTAAACCGTCTGCAATAGCTTGTGCTAAAGCCGGTGTTTGTTCCATCACAGAATTAAGTTCAGCACCACGCAACTCACCACTAGCCAAAGCTTGACCGAACTGCATTAATGCCGCTTCTGATGACGCTTGTGCGGCACCTGATAAAGCGACTGCTTTTGATACGGTTTCTGTTAGTTCTACGACTTTTTGCTGACTAATATTTAAAGTATCAGCATTTTTTGCAAAACGTTGATAGATTTGAGCGGTTGCGCCAACAGCTTGATTGGTTCGAGATGATATATCAAACACGCTTTCTGTAGCCTGAGCCATTTCTGTCTGACTATGAGTCACCAGTCTAATACGGTTCTGTAACTCAGTGTAGCTATCCATCATTGCAATAGCTTGCTTTGACAAATCTTGCGCTCTACCTAAATTATCAAGGCGAAAACTCCATTTTGTTGTCGAATTGATGTTATTGGCGGCTTTCTCAATATTATTTAAATATTGTGTAGTGCGTTCTGAGAACTGACGTGCTTTTTCTTGAGCGCGAGAAAAATTAGCTTCAAATTGTCTAGTAAATTTTCGGGTCTGATACTCCGACTTACTCAATCCATTCTGAAATTGGACTGTATCGAGACTTAACCCAATATACAAACTACCGAGTGATGACATATTTTCTCCAGAAATAAAAAAAGCCCGCATATTGCGAGCTTTCTATACAAACACTAACTATTTATTTAATGATGACGTACTTAACTTCGTTTTCTTTTTCAATTTGCTGCAGCACTTCATTTTCAGTTTTCTTCATAAAGAAAAACATAGCAACTTTTGCAAAAACAAAAAAGGTAATGTAAGCCAGAGAAACACCAAGTAAAATTTTTGTGGTTATGCCTGTTACAGCCAAGATAAAAATAATAGGTAACACAAAGAATAAAGCGAAAAACGCAATAACCTCTTTGCCCAACCAATGGATAAGTTTAACTTCATCTTTAAACATAACCCCTCCTTATTTACTTACCTATACTGTACAAAATACATTCATTTTAATCAATAGGGAGTAGCTAATTTTTTTAACTTTTTTACTAAACAATCAACGATTTAACAAATAAGACTCTACGCCATCATCTTCTTTATCTTCTGATGCCTTATTTGTATTAAAAAATGGCATTAAATCGTTCAATGTTGTGGCTTTCTGTTTTGGATCTTTATGAATTAACGCTAACAAATGAGCAATCTGCGCTGTGCGATAATCATCTCTCCATAAACCAAATGGCTGTTCTTGATAAAACAGCATATATTCCTGAAAATGTTTTTCAGGCATTTGTTCGATTTCTTCTAACGTTTTGCCCAACGCAAGCGATAAAGTTATTTGGAACTTGCGTCGGTCATTAAGTTTTTTGGTTCATCGCCCATCAATGCTCGACTTAATTCTTCGGAAACTTCATTATCTAGGCTTGATAATGCTTTCAAGTCATCTTCATTTTCAAAATCAAACAATAGATTTCCATCTTTGTCACATAAGCGGAGGGCTAGATTTCGGGCTAAACGATATGGATCGTAAACTTTTCCTAATTGCTTGCCTAATTCATCAGGATCATCATAATCAAGCTCAATACCTTGTGCTTTTGCAATATCACACAATAGTTTGTGCTGGCCAAACAATCCACGGTTCACATCACCAACACTTAACGCTCTTACATAGTACTTTTCGCCAAGAATTTCAATTTCGGTTACTTTAGGTTTATGCTGCAACAATTTGTTTCTCAAATCCATTGTATTTACCCTCTTTTATGGTTAAAATTTACTCGCAGGTAAACTTCTCCTGCATTAAGGTTAATCTAATAATTAAAGCCAAGAGCCGATCACTCTTGGCTTTTTTTATTTTTAAGCTACAGGTAAGTGATATTCCTGTTTTGTATGCTTAATAGTTGCACCGCTTTCAAATTTACCCATAGTTTCACCAGAGTAACCATTGCCAGATTTGAAATAACCAGTGCCATACATCGTGCCTTGATCATTTGGGAAAACTAAACGGAAAGGGAACTTCGATTTCGAAAAGAATTTTTTACGGCATAATTTTTGCATTTCAGACTTTGGCGCGGTAAAGAACTTCATCTGCGTCTCACCATACTCGAATTCACCTGCTTCGGTGACTTTGCCATCATCACACATGGTAGTTACATCTTCTTCGGTCAATGTATCTTCGCTACGCTCAAAACTTCGGAGCTCACAGAAATTATTTGACCATTTTACTAGTGCCGCTTTAGCATCAGTAAAGACTGTTGGTTGATCATACGCTGACCAATCTACTTCATCAGCTAACGTGATTACATCTGCCGCTACAGATTTAACAGGATAATATCCATCTAGCGCACCTAAGCCGGTAACTAAGACGCAATCACCAGTTTTAAATCCGCTTGACGCAACAGTAATTGTTGCATTTGGTGTTACAGAACAAGCTGTAATTTTCTTACTGGCATCTTCGGATGTGCCAATATAAAACCGTGTTTTTTGGAACGGTGTGGTTTTTGCTGCCATGTTTTATTCTCCATAAGCAATTTGATAAGTTATTACCCGACGATGTAATTTTGTATCGGGTTCGTAGTCACTGAAATCACTTTCTCTCTCGGCATAATCAAATGCCGTTTCAAGTGCGGTAAAAATAGCCTTTCGCAAAGCGAAAATGTCATCAGGATTTTTGCTATAAACATCAATCTGCACCGTAAAATCATCCAAATCCCCATCTTCCAATGCTGAATTTGGTGATATTGCTGGGAATTGATATACGATGACTGGATAGGTACTATTTGTTTCAGGGATCACCCCATAAAAACAACGACCTGATACAAGTGGATTTAGTGCACTAAAGAGCTTTTTTTGGATCATTTACGCCCACCTCGCAAGATTTCATCTCGTAATGTCATGATGATTTCACGGCTTGCTTGTTCTTTCTTTGCAGTGAAAGCTGGGCGTAAAAACGGTTTGGCTGGCATTTTAGATGTGCCAAATTCCACAAATCTCCAATAGTAAGGATCGTCTGGGTTTGCCGAACTATTTTTGCCATTACTTTTAAAAGCTGTAATTTTGCTAATTTTAAGCTTCCGGACAAAAATTTTTGTGGTTACAGAACCGTTTTCACCTATTTTGGTCCTAGCAGAAATAGCCTTTTTCAAGGTTCCTCGCTTACGATGCGATACACTGTGTTCTAAAACAGGAGCATTTGCTCTTGCTTGATTTCTAATGACCGTACCACCTTTCCTCATTGCCTTTACGCCAATGCTATTTCTGACTTTGCGCTCAAGCGAGTTCATTGCTTGGCCAAGCTCTTTTAGACCTTTGATGTTTACAGACAAATTAGACATTACCTGTCTCCTTACACATAAGCTGTAAAGACACGTCACGCTCTTGAGTATTAAGCACGGAAAGAATTTCAAATTCTCTTTTCCCAAACTTAACCTTCATTGTGGGTTTAATGCCTTCTATATGACGTAGCCATATTTGAGTAGTAACTTCAGACTGTACTTGCTGGGCTGAAAAATACTCTCGACCTGATAATGGTCTAACATCAGCCCAAACAGTAGCTACTCTCTTCCAGGTTTGAGTACTTGCACCGTAATCATTCACTTCATTAACTTGACGCAACAAAGTAATTCTGTGACGTAGCTTTCCTATGTTCATCTTAATCACCTACACATCTATAAAACGATAACGCTCAATGATGGCTTTGACGGTTGGAGGTAAATCAAAGTTTGTTACACCTTGCCCTTCGTTCCATCCACCACGGTTTTCATATAGGTAAGCGATCAGCATTAATATGGCTATTTTCAAATCGCCTGTGATTTCTTGTGCATTAATCGGTTTTTCTTCGGGCAATGTATCAAAAAGCACTCTATTCGTGTGGTTCTCAACCATCGCCTTTGCTGCAACTAGATAGGCTGATAACAATTCATCTTCCTCATCGTTATCAATACGGCATTGCAACTTAATTTCGTCTAGTGTGATTTTCATTCATCCCCCAAATAAAAAATGCGGCCATTTCTGACCGCACTTTTAACTATTTACCTGTTAATGCTTTAATTGCTGACACATCTTCGAGTACGCAGTCAAAGCGGTGGAACGCTAAGAAACCTACTTGGTCGAACTCTGCGTAACGTTCCACTAAGCGACGTAATGTCATACCTGACACGCGACGAATGATGAAACGACTAAAATCGCCAAAGTAAGCAAATTTCTTACCTGAACCAATATCTTCGATGCCTTGGTCAATCACATATTGATGACCTAAGATGGTTGCAGGTGCTACGCCAGCCACATCAGGCAACCATAATGGACGTTTTTGTCCATCCACCATTTCTTTCAACGTTTTTAACGTATTGTCGTTGAAAGCAAGGCGAGTATTGCCAACATTGCGATAGGCAGGATCTACTGAGTGGATCAATGCGTTAAAATCTTGCCATACCACTGCAGCGGCGGCTGCTTGAGTTACACCAGTAACTGCGGTTTGCAAGCCTTTAGGTTGAGCAGGTGAGCCAACGCCAGTACCTTGGATAAGATATTTAGCTTCTGCACGACCAATACGTTCTGCAATTCGACGAGATAAATACTCTTCGATATCCACACCTGAATCTTGTAATAATTCGTTTGATACGCGGATAATTTTTGATGAGAGTTTTTTCGCACCAAGCTCAGCTGTGCCAAATTCAGTATCTAATTCAGTTGCTGCCGCATTTTCACCAATTAATTCACCTTCTTCAGCGGTGCCGTTTGCAGTCGCCCAAGTAATAACGCGACCGTCTGCAGTGTTAAGGATTTGAGCAACGCTCGCGATACCACCAAAAGCTTTCATTTGTTCAGCAATACGAGCCTGCATTTCTTTAGGTACGGTGTAGCCACCTTTATTGTCAGTGCCTGCCGCTTGTGCGCGAAGTTCCGCCATCACTTGACGTTCTTCTTGACTTAATTCGCCTAAGCCACGACGTAAGAACGAATTAAATGCTTGGGTTCGTTTAACTTCTACATCAATAACCGGTTTTGATTCAGTTTCAATTTGACGCTGTTCTTCAACAAATAAAGCATCGGTTGATCGTAATGATTCTTCGCGCTCAATTTTTGATTCAACACCGCCTAATTCGGATTTCATTGCATCCCACTTAGTACGCTGTTCTTCAGTCCATGTTTTTTCGCCAATTTCATCATTCAATTGACGCATTTGAGCCGCGATATTACGACGTTTTTCTTGAAGTTCATGTAATTTAGCCATGATTTTTCCTCTTTCTTTAAATGAAAAAAGCCGCATTATTGCGGCTCGTATTGATAAAAATTACTTTTATTTAGCGCTAATTAAGCTTAAGAATCGCTCACGTGCGGCTTTTTGTGATACCGCTTTAGCAATTGTTCCTGAGTCTCGAGCTTCTTTCCACGCTTCAAGTGAGCGAGCTGTACTGCTTGCTTCTTGGTAAGCGGGATAAGTCACAGGACTGACATCATAAAGGCGTGAAATTTTATGAATTTCACGGATGATTACACCATCATCATTTTCATACCATTCATCTCCATTACGTGCGATCTTAAACGCAAAGGATGATTGAGTAATATCACCGCGTTTTAGCGGTGCAATAACTAAATCACGAATAGTTGGATTATCTGGTGCGATAATGTCGTATTTAAGGCCTGTTTCATCAACTGATAGACTCAACGTACCAGCTTTACTGCGCCCTAGAATGAAATTAGGGTCGTGATTAAACAACCCGCGCACATCATCTTCAAGCACATCATCAAATGCACCTGGCATAATGATTTCGCGAAAACCCCACATTACTTCAGACATAGTATTGAACACGGAACCATAACCGATAATGTGCGTAGGCTCATCATCTCGGCTTTCCGCTCGCACTTCGCCTGCGTAGGAGCGCTTTTCTACATCACTCATTTGTGTTCTCCGTTTGTTTATTATTTGCTTGTTTTGCAGCATTCACGCTAACCAACATTTCATCCAGTCCTTCAACCGGATTCATATCTTCAAGCTGACGAGCTTCATTTCGCGACATCCAACCATCAGTGATAGCCGCATGATAGAACGTTGCTCGCTCACCTGCAGTACCACGCATAATCCCTGCAAGATTAAACTTCACAAAGTAACCCGCTTTACGCTCTGCTTCAGTAAAGATTTTTCTGTTTAACTCTTGCTCCCAATTAACCACCCATGGCATCACGCTGAATCGAATAAACTGGATTGTCTGTTCTGATATGTTGGAAAATGTCGCTTTCTCCAAATCGTTGATCATGTGTGCGGGAACATTAAAAATACCTGCTATCTCAGAACGATTCAGTTTCATCATTGAAAGCAGTTCAGTATCGACTGGTGACACGGTCAAAGCCTTATAATCAAGTTCGGCAGGAAGTAATATTGTTTTATTTTCTTCACTTCTCAGCTTTTCTTGTGCGGTCTGCCACATCTTTTTAAAGTTTTCCCACGCATTGCTATTCAGTGGCGTCTTAACTGAAAGAATACCTGCAGGACGAGCATTTCCACCGAAGAAACCGCTAGCAAATTTTCGAGCATCTAACCCCAAGCCAATCGTCTCAGCATGAGTTTGAATGACTGATTTACCTGTTTTTATTGATGGCCCGAGTGATTTGATGTGTAAAACATCATCCGGAGACAGGCTCATTGTCTTATCGTCACCGTAGTAAGCGTAAACATAGCGACTTCCGTTTTTAAGCAACTGCACTTTCCACGGCTCTAATGATTCAAGCGAGACAACTTCACCGTTTTTATTACGAACAATATGGATATAAGCATTTCCGTACAACAAAACAGAACTTTGTGCATATTCGCGCAATTTATAAGATGTCTGCCAATCGTTAGGGCTATCATGTAGAAGGTAATATGCTGGATGATCTTTTACCGTTTCTACTTTATCACCGCTCTTATACTTAACGTGCAGTGGTAATTGTGCGACAGAACTCGATAACACATAAACGCAAGCATAAACAGCAGATAACTTCATTGCCAAATCAGGACTAACCGATTTAGTCGGCTGCATTCCAAATATTTCTTCGTAAGCTGATTCAGCACTTAATGGCACCGCTGGATTCTCCAGTGAACGAGTGCTAAATAATTTATCAAAAATCATTGTTTACCTCTCGATGCCAAAATAGTTAAAAGCAGTAATAATGCCCCACTACCAATTAATGCAATATCTGCCCCATATTTGAGATACACTCCATAAAACATCAAGCCAAAGCCTGTTAGACCTAAAAGATCTAAAATGACAGTTCTCATAGTTCCAATACCTCATTTGGGAAAAAGTTTTCATCATCAGTGCTCAACATAATGCGACCGATTGCCATCATTAAAGCCACCGCTCCGTCTATTTTGTTTTCAGGAATTTCTTTAATTGGACGCACGACATCATCATTCCCTGGAACCGTCTTGCCAACCACGTTACCAATACACCACGTCATAATTGGATTACCGTCATGATGGAAACGGCCTGATTCAATTGCCGCTTCCAATTCTTTCATTGGGTCAGATAAGTTGGTGTAGTTTTGTGTAATGGTTATAGGGTTAAGTCCTTCATCAGCTAAGTTATGGCTGATTGCTATCGCTCCATGCGGGTCAATCGCGACACAGGAAACTCTATGCTCTTGATTGGTATCTTTGATGACTTCTTCGATTTCTCGATAATCAACTTCCGCACCATCTGTTGCAGTTAAATGCCCACTGTTTACCCATTTTTGATATTTGTCCACCACTCGTTTTAAAGCGGTATCAGTGTTATAGATAGTATCTTCCGGAACAAAGAATTCTGGAGCAATACAATAATAATGCCGCTTACCATCAATAACCCTAGCAAACACTTTAACAAGCGAGTTCATATCAAGCTTACGCGCCATATCAAGGCCAAGCACAACATCATCACCTTGGAAATCTTCAAGTGATAATGTTTCATCCTTGCAGTTTTCCCAACTCACCATGTTAAAATAGCTTTCTTTCGCAGACACCCATACATTCAAGTGTTTAGTCTTGAAAGTATTGGTCAGACGTGCATTATTAATTGCTTTGTTTTGCTGACTAATTAGGTAGTCACCATACACTGACACATCAAAGTTTGGATTTGCTTTACGTAATACGCTTTCATCTGTCCAATCATCATCTTCATCAATTGTATAGATGATCCCAAATAGCTCATCATTAGGAATTGCACCGGATAGCTTTTCGATCACTTCTCTGCGTTTGTCATAACAAGGACCTTCGATGTTATAACCTGCAGTAGTAATGATAAACATGAGCGGTTGTTTACGCGCCCCCATACCAGTCAACATTGTGGTATATAACTCATCATTCTTATGCTCATGGTATTCGTCCACTATCGCACAACTAGGCGATGCACCATCACCAGGTGATCCAATAAGCGGTTCAAAACGAGAACCATCAGCAGGACGGTTTAAGTTAGAGGCATTAACTTCAATACCAAAAGTTGAGCAAAGAAGATCGGTTTTCTTGCACATCAATCGGGCAGGACGGAATACTTCCCATGCTTGTTTTTCGGTGGTTGCACCTGAATAGACTTCCGCACCAAACTCATTATCCATGCAGAACATATACAAGCCGACACCTGCAGAAATAGCTGATTTACCGTTTTTGCGGGGTACTTCAACATAAACTTCACGGTAACGACGCAGATTGTCGCTTTTACGCAACCATCCGAAAGTATTTGCCATAATGAAAAGCTGCCACGGTTCAAGCGTGATATTTTGTCGTTTTGATGCCCACTCGCCTTTTGTGTGTGGCAGATATTGAATGAATTTACACGCTTTTTCAGCCTTAACTTCATCAAAATAATAAGGAAATTTAACCGCACTTTGCTTTTCTAAATCATCAATGAACTGCTGACAGGTTTTTACAATAAATCGGCAAGCGGGAATTTTGCCAGCAATAACATCTTTGGCATACTTAATTGCCTTTTTTACATTATCTGTCATTGCATTAACTCCGCGAATGGATTGTGATTTTGCTCATCAACCTTACCAATCAATCGTTGTCGACTGCTTGGGTCAAGTCCGAGCAACGCTCCAAATGTAGTCATCTGTTTCAACGCTTCATTCAAAACAGTAAAAGCAGGATTTTTCGATAATCCACCATTCCCGTTCTCAACAAATGTGCCGTATTTTTCAACATCTTTACAAGCACGATTACGATTCTGATATGCAATGCAATAGTTTGTCACTACTTCAAGATCGGTTTGGAGTAGAACTCCTTGGGATAGTAATTCTTTTAGAATAAAGGCCCACATTTTTTTACCATCAGTATTAAGCTGAGATGGCGGTGGGGTGTTTTCGTTAAACGGACTGAACTCAGGCTCGTCTTTATTTAATTTTCTTTTACCGGGGTTGCCGCGACGCTCTTTCACTTTCGTCGGAGTGGGCTTTCTTCCTCGCCCCGGCGTTGTTGCTATTCCTGTCATTTGGCGTTTACCCTAAATTTTTAATTTCGCGGTTGTAAAAATAGAGTTAGGTGGGCGGTTTCGATAGGCAAAACCTATAGAGATTTTACCACCCCCTACCCTTACAAAAACAACCGCACTTTAAACACTATTTCAAGCGTTCTCGCGCTGTTTTGAATTTATGGCATGAATTACATAAACTTTGTAGGTTAGTTAAGTCATCGCTACCACCGTGAGCCTTAGGAGTTATATGGTCAACAGTTGTAGCTGTTACAAACAGACCTTGCTTTAAACATTCTTGGCACAAGTAGTTGTCGCGAACTAACACGATAGCTCTTATTTTTCGCCATTGAGCTCCATAACCACGCTGAGACGATGTCTTTCCTTTCTGATGTCTTTGCCAACCACAACCTTGATGTTCATCACAATAACCATTGCTGTTGATTGTTGTATTCTTACAGCCTTGCTTTCTGCATGCTTTAGGTATTCTTGCTGGCATAGTTCCCACCAAAATAAAAAAGGCGAGTATTGTCACTCACCTTTTATTTACTTAACTTCTCTGTTTGCCACTCCCGAATTTTATCAATACGGTTTAAGCACATATCACGTTCTCGTTTTAGGATTACCGCGTACTTTGTTACATCACCATAAGTATCACCAGCAAATGCCGTCTTATCTAAATGAGCGGTCAACGCTGCAGGTACTTGAGAGCAACTCATTACAACAGGTTTACTGGCGCAAGAACTCAATAACATTGCTAGGAGCACTAGTATTAAAAGCACTGCTAGCTTTAATTTGTTTCGGTATAGATTTGATAACTGCATCTGATTTACTCCTTGCATCTGACTCCACCTGACTTAGCTCAAATGTGAGCTGTCTATTTCGCTCAGCATCTTCTTCTAATCGAGTGATCGTTTGACTTTGTGCAGCAATTGTTTCTTGGTGTGTTTTTATCTTTCCATTCAACCCATCAATAGTTGCTGACTGATGATTAATCCATCCACACAATGCAAAAATTACAAACGCAGAAACAACGGAGCACACCAATAAAACCTTTGTGAATCCGTTACTGATATATTGCCCGATACCAATCATGTTAAACCCCATAATAAATAGCGGTGCGGTTTAGGCTCTTTTGTTTACGCTTTCGCCATCTGATTTAATAGCTCCCATAACCGCACCGGCTAACCATGCACATAACAACTATACTTTATTGACTGGAGATAAACATAAATCACGTTCCCTTAATCTCCGTTTTAATATAGATTTATGCACCTTACCATTCACCCTGGAATAATTAGTAAAAGTATTACACATGCGAATAAAATCTTTATCAATTGCAGCTTTATAAAGCTGAGTCTTTTTAAAACGACCACTCTCTCTATCTAGGTAGAACCGAGAACCTTGACACCCAATGTTAAAAATTAATGAGCCCAAAGCATCTATTTGATTTTGGTTCATTTCATTGTATGGATAGTAATCAATAATGCACTTACTAACCTTGCGCAAATCTTTTGCATACTGATCTGCTATTTCTTCATTAGTATAGGTTTTACCAATGATGACATTAGCGCCACCCGTAGTAGCCGCTCCGATACCAAATGTCCACTCTTTTGCTGCACATTGATACGGATTAGTTCTACAACCTTCTTCATCACCAGTTTCGCGTGCACCATTCTCGGAAATTATAATTCCTGATGAACGATCTTCAGAGTCATATACCAACCCAACAATTACACTAACTAAACAAACACCAAAAGCACTAGCTTTCTTGAGTTTTGACATTTTTATCACCCTGTATCATTTCACCGTTTTTATCGCGGACGCCAACTCTAATTTCTTCAAGTTCTAGCATTCGTTTTTTATAACGAGATTCACGGATATATCCGCATATAGTTACTAGTACACCTATCAAAACAGACCATTCTGATAAAGTCATAGCTCCGAATAAAGCAGTTAGCCAACCATAAGCCTGAGACTCTACAGGCATGTCTTTGAGAATTTGCATTTATACCCACCATATTTTTGGCAATAAAAAACCCCCGATGGAGAACCATCAGGGGTTTAAAAATCAATTCTGCGTTTGTAACGTGCAAAAAACGCACTATAGCTTATATGATACACATTTAGTCTAGACTGTCAAGCCGTTTTATTAAAAATAATTTAAATGTTTTAAACAACCAAAATACACTCACTCCCACCGCTCACAATCATTAACAATAGAGATGTTTTTACTGTTTTTAGTCGGTTGAAATATTCCGCTTTTGAAATGCGTAGATAAGTCAATATTTCTTGTTTTTCCCAGCGCTTAATGTAGGTCAACACAAACACATCATACAACTCAGGTGTTAGTTTGCGTATAATGCCAAGATAACCATCAATTCTTAAACCAAGATCATCAGAGATAGAATTAATGCGATATTTATGAGCGTAACGTGCTTCACATTTCATTTCTGCAAATCCAGCGGCAACACGTGGAAATTCTGTCTCATGTCTTGGTGTTGCCCAATAACCGAACTCAACAACAATTACATCAATATCTAACATACTATCTCCTTAATCGACACTAAAACCTTTCCACCCTTGACTACACATTTGCGTACAATTCGCAAATCATCAATAACACTATCGTCCACCAACACGCCAGCTTTCACTAACGCATCTAATAATGATTTAAAAAGATTATCCAAATCACGCATTCTTCTATCCGGCATAAATGCTTCCACCACCACTGCAGCACGAATACCAGCTGGAAATCTTGCTGATCGTCTTGTCATCCACGCTACCTGTGCAGCATAAGCACGTCCTTTAGCGCTAATTAATGTTTTCCCATTTACTCTGCGCCAATAAGTATTAACCGAAGGTGGAAATGGTAGTTCAAGTGTTATCGTCATCTTGGAAATCTCACTTTAAAAAAGACCGCACTTTTGATTGTTAAACTATTAATCAATCACTAATGCACCAATCTTGATGGAGTATAAAAAGAACTTATGCCAAAGCTCTATTTGTGAACCATACTTTTCTTCAAAGGCTTTTACATTTTGATGTAATTCATTGTGATGAATTCGGCAAAGCGGAATACAATCCAAATCATCTGCTTTACTTCCCATCACACCATTACCATGGCCAATTAAATGATGTGGATCATCTGCTTGTTTACCACAACATACACAAGGCTGAGTTTTTACCCAACGTAACCATTTTTCAGAACGGATATATTGTGGCTTTGGTCTTGCCATATATTGAAGTGGAGGATCATCATCAGCTTTTAAATTTAAAATAGCTTTATCTAAACGGTCCATGTGATAAATAAGAGGATCTTCAAAACGAGTAGAACTTTCTTTATTGTCTCGTTCGTAATTTTTAACACTAAAAACCTTTCTTAATAACACATCACTTAATAAACGTTGAAGTCCATTCTTAAAACAATACAGTACTAAATCTGATTCCGTTAAAGGGCGGGCATGCTTTAAATCCACTTGGATTTTTGCAATGATTGCTTGCTCTATATTTTGTTCCACCACCAACGATGCTTTTTCTGCATCGTAGTTTCCCTTGCGCATTTCTGTATCATGGTGCCAACAAGTTCTAATAAAACCGTCTAAGTGCGGAGTAATTGTTAATTCTTTATGGCAGTATTCACCATCACTCAACTGACAATGCTTAATACTGGCCACAAAATTCATCAACGTTTTTTTTGTAAGTAATTTTGACCGCACTTCCTTATTTTTTAAGAAATCCACCACCAACGGTGGAAATTCTTCACTAATAGCTCCTTGCCAATTAACTACACCAGATTCCTTATGTTGTAATTCAGTAGGCTCTGGCATTAACACCATTCTCTTCGTCATTACTTGTGCAGCATTGCGCGGAATTCTAAACATCATTAAACCAAGATCTGATTGTTTATATGGTGTCAACAACAATACTTGCATTTAATGCCCCCGCAACGATCCTTTAATGCTTGCAATAATCTCTGCTTGGCGTGTTTTTGAAACTGGCATTGATGTAGCTTGCGATGGTAATTGTTTTGTTGGCTCCGGTAACACTTCACCATTTTTTAAACGGTCTGCCATATTGCGTAATGCTTGTTTAATTTCTTTGCGTAACTGCTCTACTGACCAAGTGTATCGACGACAACGACAATACAAATCAGTGATGAGCCAATATTCCACGGTTGAATTGAATTTAAATTTATCCACATCAGCCATACCGTAACGTTGGAAACTGGCTAAACGCTGTGCTAATTCTTCTTCTGACGGTAAATCCATCGGAATTTTGCACCATTCAATAAAATCAAACAGGTTCGGGAAATAATCATTTCTTGCTGCACGAACTCTTGCTAATCCACGCTCTAACATATCCACAGATAAAACATCATGGTTCACTAACTCTTCAATCCAAATAAACTTCGCTTCTTCCAATGCTTCGTCTGTTGGGTAGTTATAGCGCCAACGGTTGCAGTAAGCACACAAGCGATTGAATAACTGATTCACTAATTCTGAAACATGAGTATTTAAATCAACCCCTGAAACGCAATTTTCTTGTCTGATTGCCACGTTCATTTCAACATCCCCATTTTACGTAGTTTTTCCGCTACTTGCGGATTACGAATTTGAATTTGTCTGCCCTTTGCCCAATCGGTGCTTTTGCTTGCTGGGTTGGGTGCACTGCCTTTCGGTTTTAACATCGTGCCATCAGCCATTACCCAAGCACCGTCTCGCATTTCTGGTCTGCCCTTGTTATCCCAACGTTCTGAGCCGACAACATACTCACCGAAGTTTGTTGGACGGAAAATCGTACTTGGTCGGAGATACTCAACCATTTTCGGATCACGGCCCCATTTCGACACGAGATAATCCACCACACGTTTACACACACCCAAATCAAATTCAGCTAATCGAGCGCCAATCGCTTGTTTTGTTTTGTCAGTGAGCTTGTAGCCTGTTGGTTTACGTTCGCCTTGTTCTTCAGCGAGATTCGCCAAGGCGATGTTCAAATAATCCAACACAACTTGCTCAGCTGGGGGGACTATAGGGGGGTTATTTATATTTGTTTTATTATTTGTTTTTGTAGGGTGGCGTTTTTCGCCACTGGTAGC